ACAGATCAAGGGGCTGGGCATATGCGAAACCTTTTTCGTTAAATTGGTACGCTGTTGCTGCTGGTGGATGCCTGTACATGATTCGTGAGCTGTATGGCTGCACAGGAGAACCGAATACAGGAGTCAAGTGGACTCCGCAAAGATGTGCGGAAGAAATATGGGAGATAGAGCATGATGATCCTAATCTCCGAGGCAGAACGATCTATGGTGTAGCTGACTCAGCTATATTCGCATCTGACTCAGGTGTGCCTATAATTGAAGCATTTGAAGAGGCTGGGATCTATTTCGATAAATCAGATAAGCAGCGCATTCCTGGCAAGATGCAGTGTCATTACAGACTCGCATTTGATGAGGATGGACACAGCATGTTCCATGTATTCAAGACATGCAAGCATTTCATCAGATGCCTTCCATCTCTTGTCTACGATGAAACAAATGTGGAAGATGTGGATACCAGCCAGGAAGATCACAACTACGATAGCTGGAGATACATGTGCATGTACAGGACCATAGAACCGAGGATAAATGTACAGCCTGAAGATGTTGAATGGACACCACCACCAGACGATCCATTGAACATTATGGGCGGTGATTATTACGCAACAGATCCGTATGAGATCGTGAGCAGATGGTAGAAAGAGAGGTAGCGATGAAAGATTATAAAGACGAATCGACTGTAGACTTCACTGTCAAACCTGTCGGCAAGTTTGGCAAAGATGAAGTCGAGTTAGCTCTTGATGATCTGAGAGAGTATTTCGCAAGCAAGGCAAGCATAGACCAGAAGGCTACAGCGAATGAGGAATGGTGGAGAATCAGACACTGGAATGTGCTTGCTGACAACAACGAAGGTGAAAAGGCAGGTGTAGAGGTTGGTTCAGCATGGCTGTTCAACTCACTAATCAACAAACATGCTGATATCATGGACAGCTTCCCATCACCGAATGTGCTGCCGAGAGAGGCTGATGATGAGGTAGAGGCGAAGATCCTGTCGAGCATCCTGCCGGTGATCATGGAACAGAATGACTACCAGCAGGTGTACAGAGATATGGGATGGACATTCTGCAAGGATGGTGCAGCCATTACATCAGTTCTGTGGGATCAGAGCAAACACGATGGTCTGGGTGATGTAGCAATCACGAATGTAGACATCCATAACATAGCATGGAAACCTGGCATTGAAAACCTGCAGGATTCTGACAAAGTATTCCATGTCACTCTCAAGGATATCGATGTAGTCAGAGCTATGTGGCCTAAGATAGCTGACAAGATAGGCCCGCAGGACACAGGACTGGTCACTAAGTACATCCATGATGACAATGCTGATACTACTCAGATGGTTGAGGTCATCGACATGTATTACAAGAAACCTGTCATCATGCCGGTCTACAGTGATGTGGTAGCTGATGATGGCAAAGTCTATCGGATGAAAGTCATGGAGACTCCGAAGATCGTACTGCATCTGGCAATCATTATAGGTGATCAGCTGGCATTCTGCTCAGAGAATGAGGAGGGATATGAAAATGGATTCTATGAGCATGGCAGATTCCCATTCGTCATCCGCAGGCTGTTCCCTATCAAGGATACTCCGTGGGGATTCGGTTATCTTGACATCATGAAGAATCCTCAGAGAGATATAGACAGACTTGACCAGGCGATCATCAAGAATGCGATGATGAAGGCAAGGCCGAGATACTGGGCAAGGAAGAATGCGAACATCGACATAGATCAATTTGCTGACTGGAACAATGAGATCGTAGAAGTAGCTACAGGTGATCTGGGTGAGGCTGTCGCAAGGATAGATGTACCGGATGTACCTAACGGAGCTATCACGCATCTCAGCAACAAGGTAGAGGAGCTGAAGGAGACTTCCGGAAACAGAGACTTCTCACAGGGTAGTACAGCTTCAGGAGTAACCGCAGCAAGTGCCATTAACAAAGCAGTGGCATAGGGGAGCAATCCCTTATGAAAACCAGGTGAATTGCTGGAAAATCTCAAAAGAGACAATCAGCAGCCAAGCCTCAGAGATGAGGAAGGTTCAGAGACTATCGAAAGGGTAACGAACCGAGTAGAGTACATCCAAGTGGATGGAAGTGCCTGGCATCTCAACAGAAGAGATGATGATATAGTCCGATCTCTATGGTGACATAGAGCAGCAGAAATGCGGTGTAGGAGTAACGAACCTACATGAACACAAATGAGCAGCGTTACAGGAAGCAGGATCTAAGCTGTCAAGAGATGTGAACAAGGAGCTTTACAGAGGCTCCAGAGAGGAATACTACCTGGTCATCGAGCTTATCAGACAGTTCTACACAGAGCCGAGGAGCTTCAGAATAGATACGCCAACAGCTGACGGCCTGCCAAAACCAACAAAGAATAATGGCTATGAGGTTGTCGGTCAGGGCGGTGACTACAGATTCATCCTGTACAGCAATGCCGGAATCGTTGACAGAGATACTACGCTGCCGGATAAGACTGTAAGACATGTGCGTCCGATGTTTGATATCCTTGTCACAGCTGAGAAGCAGAGTCCATTCAGCAGAGCTGCACAGAATGAGACAGCTAAAGAGCTGTACGGCATGGGCCTGTTCAATCCGGAGAATGAGCTGCCTGCTACAGCCTGCCTGGATATGATGGACTTTGAAGGCAAGGACAAAGTGGTACAGGGCATCAAGGCTAACGGCATGATCATGCGTCAGCTTCAGGCAGCAATGCAGATGATACAGCAGCAGGCTATGATAGATCCTGCATTCGGTATGGCTGCTATGCAACAGGGCCTGATAGATCCGGAGCAGATGGCAGCCATGTCACAGCAGGCAAATCAGCAAGGACAGCCAAGAGAAGGCACTCCTGAAGAGAGAGCAAGTGCATCAGGCAATTCATATGCTGACAAGATAAGAAAGAGATCAGCTGAAGCAGCTAATCCGATGTAAGGAGATGACGATAGATGACAAAGGTGATTCTTGATGTAGATGAGCTTAACAACAGTCTCATGTTTGACTGCTTGAATCATGCCGGTGACACAGCGATATGCAGAGCAGTATCAGCATTGTGCGGAGTGCTGGCGATTGAAGCAACGAGGATAGGTGCTGAGCCTACAGTATATGAGGATGGACATGTACGGATAGATCTGTTCAATGTATCGATATACACGCACTATGTATTCCAGGATGTGTTTGAGGTATTCAGACAGCTGGCAGAGCAGTTTCCGGAGCATGTCAGAATATACTGAGCCTGTAATGGGGGGAGAATTCAATCTCCCTCTTTTTTTATACTCCAAACATAGCAAAGGACATGGATCGTAACCATGCATAAAAACAACAACAGAAAGGAAACGCTATGAAACACAAATATCATCTGGACTTCTTCCTGTTCGATGGTGAAGGTGGAGAAGGTTCCGGAGCAAATGCCAGCTCGTCTGATTCTAAGCAGGACATACAGGCTGTACAGTACGGCAAGTCCGCAGGCGAAGGACAGACACAGAGTCAGGTCGGCACTGACAATGGCAGTGACATCACTGCAGAATGGAAAGCTCTTATAGGCAAGGACGGAAAGTTCCATGACCTGTATGGGCAAGGAGTCTCTGAAGCAATTCAGAACAGGTTCAAGAATCAGGCTGATTTACAGGGCCAAGTAAGTCAGTACAACGATGCATTAGCACCTCTGTTCATGAACTATGGTCTGAAGAGCGGAGACATCGAAGGATTGGGCAACGCTATTGCCAACGATGAAGCATTCTATCAGGCAGGAGCTGAGAGAGCCGGACTGGATGTGAACCAGTACAAGGAAAATCTCAGACTCAAAGCTGAAGCTGAGAGAGGCAGACAGATAACCGAAGCATTTGAAGAACAGCAGAGGAGACAGGCATTGTTCACACAGTGGGAGACAGATGCTGCTGAACTACAGCAGGCATTCCCTAGCTTTGATCTCGGACTGGAGATCGAGAATAATAAGGCTTTTGCAAATCTTCTGGATAACGGCATCGATGTCCGCACAGCTTACATCAGCACACATCTGAATGATGTTATGACCGGAGCGAATGCATATGCACAGAGAACCGCAACACAGCAGGTAGTTAATTCTATTCAGTCAAGACAAGCTAGACCAATGGAAGGTGCGCTAAGTCATGCACCGGCAATAGAGAGAAAATCTGATCCTTCTAGGTTAACAGACGCAGACTTAGACGAGATCAACAGAAGAGTAGCTGAAGGAGAATCGATTTCCTTCTAAGCACTCAGCTCCCTCGTCTGAGCCTACATAGATGAAGGGAGAAGAAAAATGAATAAGTTCAGAATCAACTTCCACCTTTTTGAAGGTGAAGCACCACAGCAGAATTACACTCCGCTGAATCCTAACTGGACAGGACAGGCTAATGTTGCTTATGCACAGCAGGCAGATGGTTCCTACAGAGGTGGTACATACACAGCTAATCAGGATCTCTCTCCGGAGATGAAAACCTTTTATGACAAGAACCTGATCAGACTCGCAGCACCTAAGATGATCCATGACCAGTTTGGTCAGAAGCGTCCTATTCCTGCAGGCAATGGTAAGACCATCGAGTTCAGACAGTTCAAGTCACTTCCTGCAATTCCTGCAGACAGAGAGCTTGTAGAAGGTATCACACCTACCGGACAGAACTATGGTGTAACTGCTAAGACAGCTACTGTTAAGCAGTATGGTGGATACATCACAGTTTCCGATATGCTCAATCTTGTAGCATATGATCCTCAGATGAAGGAGATCATGGACATGCTTGCAGAGCAGGCTGGTAAGGTTTCCGATATCATCACAAGAGACATCATCCAGGCAGGAACCAATGTAATGTTCGCAGGTGGTAAAACTTCAAGATCTGCACTCACATCTTCAGACAAGCTGACAATCAGAGATCTGAGAAAGGCTGTAAGACTCCTGAAGAGAGTAGACGCACCTACAATCGATGGTGACTATGTAGCTCTTATCCATCCGGACATCAGCTTTGACCTTATGGATGACAGCGCATGGGTAGATGCAAACCATTATGCAGGCTCCGGCAGAATCTTTGAAGGCGAGATCGGCAAGATGTACGGCATCAGATTCGTAGAGTCCTCAATGGCTAAGATCTGGAAGGCCAGTACCTCTGGTGCTGTTCCTGTCTACGGCACACTTGTACTCGGCAGAAATGCATTCGGTGTAACTTCTATCAATGGTGGTGGAATTGAAACTATTGTTAAGCAGCTCGGTAGTGGTGGAACAGCAGATCCGTTAACAAAATCAGCGGCCTAACAGAGAAATCTGTTTTGAATAACCTCGTGAATTCAGGGAAACTCTCACTGAGACAATCCTGAGCCAAGCTCCGTTAGGAGAAGGTGCAACGACTATCCCGAAAGGGAGTACACACAAGCGTGTGGAAGTGCGAGGAGTCCGAAAGGACTGTGATATAGTCTGAACTTCATAGCGATATGAAGCAGCCTGGAAAGGCGGTTCAAGCGTAGCGAACTTGGGCGAACACATTGTGAACCAGAGGTCCACTTGTGGGTGGAAATTAAATAAAACGGCTAAGATCCTGACCGAAGAGTACATGGTAAGAATCGAATCCACATCTGATTATCAGGATGCTGTAGCCAACTAACATCGAGCTGTCGGAAAGGAGACAGCAATGGCAACTAAGAAAACTGATAAGGTAGCAGCCGAAGAGAAAGCCACAGAATCTGCAGAAGAGAAGGAACCAAGAGTGAGAATCAAACTTCCACTCATCGAAGGAGAAGATCCTGAGAAGGTTGTCGGCATTAACGGCAAATACTACAAGATCCGCAGAGGCAAGTGGGTGGATGTTCCACCGGAAGTGGCTGAAGTCCTTGACAACTCAGATGCTCAGAGGGTA